GGAAGGGCTTCATTAGCACCAAACGCATCTACAGTGATAGAAATATCAACAACGGCAACTGACGGTCTATACCCAGGTATTTTTAAACCATAAGTTCTTGCAATATTAAATACCGAAGAACGTTGTTGTGCATATTGCAAAACAGTTTCTTGAACACTTCTGTCAATATGATAATTTAAATTATCCGCAACCGCAGCATTTAAATCCATTAATACGGAAAATACCGACGCATCGTTAAAGTTCTGAATAAGTTCAGGGTAATATTGTTGTGTAAAATTTATCAGGTCTCTCCTTATTCCTTCAAAATCTCTTTCTGTGTATGATATTTTTTTATTTGCCATAGTTTTATAAATTTATAATTACAAACTCTCTTGATCCGAAAGCACTACTATCATCAGTATATTCTATTTTCACTTTTGCAGTATATTCTTCTGTGTTAGCCCCTGGCACTCGATATACAGGAATATCAAATTGTTCTGATGGTAACTCACCTAATGATATTTCTGTCTCAATATAAGGTTCAATGGTGATATTTTCTATTGTTAAATTTGGTATATACTTAGCCACTGATTCTTCAATTTCTGACCTTATAGTATCAAATGTTTGACCATCTAAAGGTTCAAAGATATATTCATAAAGTCTAGTTCCAAAATCAGGAAGATAATACCTATAACCTTTTCTAGTTAAAAGAAGATGGATTAAGTTTGCTCTTATTTCATCACCAGTTTCTTCTGTTAAATTTAAGTATGTTCCTTTCTGACTTTGTCTAAAAGGAAAATTAATACCATAAGTAATACCATCTGCCATATTTAATAAATATAATGTGGTATTATTTTATATAAATAAAAAAAAATCACTGATTACTCAGTGATTTTTCTTGTATGTTTGTATTTCCTCTTTCGTGTCTTGGTTCGTATGGACAATGTAAACATCCGTTACCACAACATCTACCTCGTCTTTTGTGATACTCTTCTGTCATTACCATTCTACCCTGACTATCATAATAAAATTCAGTTGGTTGTAGTTTTGGTCCAAACTCTCTAACATATTGCTGTTGTATCCAATCTTTTGATGCTCCTACATTCATTTTAATTATTCTTTCTAAGATTATACTATTTCACAAGCACCTCCAGCACATGCAGCTTCTCCTCTAAGGTCAGTATTATCTTGTAACTCAATAACTTTTGTAAGATCAACATCTGTTAATGATTTAACTAATCTTTCAAAGTCTTCTTTTGTACAATCCTCAAAAGGTGCTTGTGTGTAAGTTCCTCCGTTGTATGGTAATACTGAAAGTCCGTTATAGAAGTCTCTATTATTCCACATCCAATCACCAACTAATTCCCACTCATCCTCTTTAATTGAAACTGTTGCCGATACGTTGTGAGTATTTTGTCCGTTTCTATGTCCAGGTTTAATCCATTCTTGAGAAACTTTTTTAACTCTCTCTAACATCTGAAATACTGATTCATGTCTAACAATTGACCCTTCAGGTGCTCTTTGTGGGATTGTGATTACGGCTGTGTCGTGTGGTCTGAAGTATTCGTCTTCAATCAATTCAGGGTGGTTAATCGCCAAGTATGAATAAATTGATTCATTTTTTCCAACACGGATTCTTCTTAAATAGTAGTCATTATGCCAAGCGTGAATTCCTGATGATGTTCCTAATACTAAAGATGATGTTCCTGACGGTTTAACTGTTGTTGTTCTTGCCGATTTGTTAATTTTAATTAATGATGCAACTCTTTCGTTTTCTTCTTTAACTGCTTTAGCCGCTTTTTTCATATCATAACCTAAAACAACACCTGAACCAATACCTGTCATACCAACACCAATAAGAGCATCTTTTTCAGTAGTTCTTTTCCAAATATCTCTTAAATAATGGAAGTCAGTGTAACCAGCCTGTAATGTTCCAATAAATGCTGCAGCTCTAACTCTTTTATCAAAGTCTTCTTGTGATTCAATGTCTGAAGCATTTACCTCACATAAGTTACAGAATTGGAAAGGTCGTAGCGCAATTTCACAACATGGATTAGTTCCCCAATCTTTATCATTAGATAAATAGATTCCAGGTTCACCTGCTCCTGATAACTCAATACGTTTCCACAAATCCATAAAGAATTCTTTTGTGATTTTGTGACGAAGAAGTACTGCCGAGTTATTAGCTCTACCTCTTTGTGCGTTTTGTTCCCACCAACTTCCTGACTTACAAGAAATCATTTCTTCATCATCCGCCGAGAATAATGAGATAAGTGCTGCACGTCTGATACCACCTGCAAGTACCGCATCTGCAATATGACAAACAATGTCGTGAGTTTCAATAGGTGATAATCTTTCTCCGTCTTTTTTGTTATCCAACACTTTTGTTATGTGGTGAATACAATCTTTTAGTGGTTGAGGTCCAGGTGCCTTTCCTCCTGATGTTACAAGGTTTGCTCCTTTGTGTCTGATATCTGAAAAATCAAATATCGGCGTAGATGATTTGTATCCTAAATATGATTCCATTAATACTTTAATGGCATCTGCCCATCCTTCAATAGAGTCACCAATAAGGTAACGTCTTGTTCTTTCAGGGTTTGGTTTTTTTATTTCTGGTAGTTTTTCAACGTGGTGTTTTTGAACTGAGTATCCAACTCCTGTTCCACCTAAAAGTAAAAACATTGTTTCAGAGAATGAGTCAACATGATCAATTGGCATATATGCACAATTATAAACTCTGTTTGGTGAAATCTCAATTGGTTTACCACCGAATTGTAATGATCTCATTGATGGTAATACTTTCTTGTCGTATACCATTTTATATACCTCCTCTATCTCATCTTTGATGTGGGGGTACTTACGTTGGTGCATCTCTTTGTTACGTGTTACCAACTCTTCCCAAGTCTCTCTCCTGTTTAATTCAGGTTGAAACTTAGCGTATTTCATAAAGACAGTAATGTCACTTAATATTTTTTGCGAAATATCCATTTTATTCAAATTTAATAATTTATTTTAAGATTCTTGTTGTTCTTTTTGTTTTTTTCTTTCTAACAGTTCCTTAATTCTGTTCCTATTCTTTTCTTCTTTTTGTTCCTCGTGGCCAAGGAATGTAACACTTTGTTCAGTGTCTATATCTAACATACCGTTATCAAACTTACAATTTTCAAAGATAATCCCATCTTTACCAATTCTTGATTTGGTTATTGCAATGGTTGCTAAATTCATTTCTTTTTGTTGTAATGATTTTGCTACCGTAATAATAACGTGGCCAACTTGTGCTTTTTTAATTGATCCACCCATTTGATCTGTTGTTACAACCTCTGATGATATTGAGTTTCTATTACCTTGAGTTGCTGTCCACCCTGCGATGTCTAATTCGTGACACATCGCTTCAAATCCTCTCATTACTGAACCTTCAGATTTCCATTCATCACCTAAGTTCTTGTCCGGTACAACACAATCAATATAATCTAAAATAATCATATCAACCTTTGTCCCTTCGGCAATCATTTTTCTAACTTGATTTTTAATCTGATTCATGGTTACAGTATCGGATGCCAACTTTTTCATAATCAACTTATTTTTTCTTGTTGTTTGAATCTGTTTAACTTTTTCCATTACCTCTCCCTTATTTTCAGTTAAATCGTCAGGGTGAATTCCAGTCCAAAGTGTAATGTGTTTTCTTTGGATTATCTTCGGGTTGTCTTCAAAGAATATTTGAAGTACGTTATAACCTAAGTTAAATGCGTGGTTTGCAATCTTGGTTGTGAATGTTGATTTACCAACACCGGTAGGGGCTAAAATAACACCAATTTCTCCTTTGGCTAATCCTCCTTTTAATAAATTATCAATACCGGGGACCCCAATAGGAATTGGGTGTCTGTAATCATCATCTAATACCTCGTCAAGGTTAAAAAACACATCTGTCGTACCCTTATCCACTTCTCCAACTTGTAAAGCTCCCCTTACCATTTCTTCTAACTTATCATAACTTTCAAAATCACCTTTGTCGATGATTGATTGTGCCTTTGTCATTACTTTTTGGAGCTCCTGTTGTTTACAGAATTTAAGGGACTTCTCTTGAACAAATACAGATCCTTCATCTGAAACGTTCTTAACCTGTTCTAATGTATCTAAAATGCTCTTTTGAGCCATAGGTGAACTGATTTCAGATTTACTTAATTGTTCTATGGTGTCAAATGTAGGTGTATGCTCATATTTTGAATAATATTCTTTGATCATTTGACAAATAATCTTGAAATATTGGTTATCAAAATAATGAGGATCAATAACTTCAATTATGGAATTAGAGAAATCTTTGTAAGTAATTATGTTATTTAGTAATTGAATTTGAAAAGTATTTCCTAAGTATCCGAAGTTCTTTTTGTCTGACATATTTTATAAGTTTTGTTCCTTGTTTTAGATAAATATAGTTAAGCGAACGAATAATTAAGGTAGTTGTAAGATAAATTTTTCTCTGATAAAATGTCAGTTAATTCTCTTAAAATGTTTTTTATGTCTGGGCGTATATCCAGTGTATATCTCACCTTTGGTGGGTATAGTTTCGCATCAATAATTCTATGACAAATTGTCTTATTTCCGACCTTTAAGATTATGTTAAATATCTCAGGTCCATCTGTGTTTGATGTTTCTAAAACGCTTGGGTCCTCTTCAATCTGATATCTATTGTCTAACATATATACCATACACTTGTTTCTCAATTTTGTTTGAAGTGACTCAGATAGATACTTAATGTACTCATATAATTCAACTGAATTTTCAGCCTTTTCATGATAACCTTTTACATTAAAGAATCTTTGTACCACAAAATTGTTGTTAAGTGTAATTAGAAACTCAACCTTTGTTACATCATTCTGCTCTTTCATAATTTTACTTTTTTGTTTTAAACTTTGTTTTTTCTTTTCTTGTTAACTTTAAAAATGGTTTTAAAAAATATACCCACTGATCGTCACCTTTCGGTAGGTATTTAAATAATCCGTCGTCCATCATCATCCGAATTAGATTCTTATATCCTCTTCCGTCAGGATCCAATGACTCAGAGTAATAAGTTTCTACTAATTCTTTTCCTTCTTCACTAATTAGTGGTTCCGATAAATCCACAATCTTTTTATTGATTTCAAAAAACTCGTCACCAAATATACCTTCTTTTGTTTTACCCGTCAGTAAATTTTTAAGAGCGGTATTATCTTTTTGTTCTTTTAGGAGTTCTTCACCTCTCGTTAAAATATCGGTAAAAGAAACTTCTCTTTCAAGTAGCTCAGGAAATAATTTAACAATAGTCTTCTCACCTAAGTAATA